TATGTTTGCAGTGTTCAAATGAGACAAGCTAGTCTAACATCACACGAACGGCACCCGAGTATTGTAAGTTATTATTAAGGACGTTACGCCAAGCAGTATGCCGAGATAGACAAAAAGATAGCAAGTGTTAAAAATAAATGTTAAAAAAGTTGTGAGATCAAAATTTTATTCTAATCTTTGCAACATCAAAACGGGACTACAGTTTTAAAAAGTAGCGGAGGTGTAAGTGTCACCATAACCACTCTACAGAACAAACTGGAGTTATAAGCGGAGTAGTAGCCGTGAAGAGCGAAATGTAAACAGCAACAAATAGTTGTCATAAAGGTTGCAAGGTGGGGATCTTGCAGTTGGTTTAAAACGTATCAAGGTGTGTTACCTTGACTGATGAGTCGCAGAACGACGAAACGTAAACACTTTATATCATGAAAAATCAAACAATCTGGGAGACATGGTTTATATGCTCCATAATAGTATTCGCTACCTACTTCTTCGTGGGTACACTAGACGGCAGTAAGGATATATTTCCTAACTGGCTACCGTTCTTTTTAATATCAGTAATTAACCTAATAACATGCCTATACGTAGGCTCCAAGAAATCATGATGACAACACAACAAGCAAAGGAAGTACTTAAAGATGCAGGGTACTTCACAGACAATCTTTGGAATATAATCGACGTACAAAGCGAATTCGAGTGCGACGACGAGACGGCACAGAACATTTTGTATTGGGCATTAACTCACGACAGAGTGATTGAATTTATAAACGAGTACATTGTAGACGTAGCAGAAAACGAACAACTAGAAAGAAAATCATGAAGACAGTACAAGTAAACATCGGACTAAGCAACAACACAATGACCTCTGATCAGGTTATCGAGTACATGGCCACACTAGACGGCTACAGACTAATGGCATACTACATGAAGGACATGATGTTCGAGGGCAACATCGAGCCGACATTTGTTGGACTGCTCGAGTACAAGTATAGCAGACAGTCAAAGGTACTGACTGACTTCGAGAATATCGCGTCTGTGATGACTCAGGAGAGCATCGCCATAAGTACTGACTTCATGGAGACACTGGCATTCAATCAAGGCTACAAGGGTGACGGCTATAAATTTAACCCACAACTATTTCAATACATAAAACTATAATGGAATTTATAAACACATACAGAAGTACTAGAAGTGGCTTTAGTCACACGACGGAGCTACACAACGAAGGCCGATTGTTATCAACGGCAAAGTGTTACTACATCAACAGAACATGGGAGGCTTACACGTACCAGTCATGTATGCAGAAGGCGGTCTATATAGCCATGGAGAATGAGATACAGACACAGAAGGAGCTAATGGGTATAAAGAGACTCACTAAGGAAAAAAAACAAGAAATCATAAACTATTCATCGTTGATTAATCAACTTAAAAACTTAAAACTATGAGAATTCTAATAACAAGAGGAGAGTACGGGTTCGGTCATAACTGGACATTGGAGGCATACGACAAACAATACTTCCTAGGACAGGACGGAAAGTTCTGCTCCAGGGTGCTAGGTTTAAGTCCAAGAGACGTCGTCAACGCGATAGGCAGTCCGAACATAACGGATGACAAGGTGAACACGAGACTGGCTAGGTTTATAGTCAAGAGTCTAGGAGGAAAAAAATCAATCATTAACTTACAAAACTGGGAGCTATGTGCCAACTAGAATTACAGAAAGAAATTATAGCAAAGACAAACATTAACATCGTCACATGTGGTAACTGTGGCTCGGTGATACTGCACAGACTTACGGACGAAAAGATAATCTGTCCTGACTGCGACGTCATCGGGGATCCATGCGACATGCCAGACTTAAACTATTAAAATTATGATAACAACATACGAACAACATACGTCGACTGGCAAGACTAGAACGATGTACATGGCCACAGTAGACAAGACAACATACCACGCAGAAAGCATGGAGAGACTAAACGAATTAATTAACAACCACGTTCCAATAAACGAGGGAACATTCTAGATCATGAAAAAATATAAAATTACAAGAGAGCAGATTTTAGAGTTAAGCAATCAAAATAGTTATACCAAGAGTAGGTTACTATCTTTATTCCCTGAGGCGTTTGAAGATGAGTTAACTGGGTGGTTAAAAACAAATCATCCTGGTAATGAAAATTGGTTAATGTATGCGTCTAAAGATAACTTAAGGTATGGGATTGATGGATGGGGAGATTGGTTCCATAGAGATGGAAAATATAATACAGACGAAAATTATGATAGATTAGCCACCCACAAAGAAGTTGAGACTGCATTGATTGCCGAGGCTAAGAAGAGAGGCTACAGAGAGGGCGTGACGATCGAAGACATATACATTGGAACGACGGACACAACCGTCTCAAGCAATAACTTCGACTGGGAGGAATTACCATTCAAACAAAAATCAATGGCGCTTAGAGACTCCGAAGGGAGTATCTTATTTGTTGACGGACAGTGGACGCCAATTATAGAGCTGACACTTGAAGACAGAGTAACCATACTTGAAAACAAACTAAAATGAAAATATCAGAACTACCAAGGGAACTAAGAGAGAAGGCACTACGCTATCAGAAGGCGGACGTATGCAACAAGGAGACTGACAACATTGGGTTTGCATTCAACTGGGGAGACACCAAGGAGGGATACGCATACTGGAAGGAGCTACACCACGCGGATCCAGACAAGAAGATTGTAGACAACAGAGTGTTCAGCTATGACGACATGGTCGAAGCATACAACAGCGGAAAAAATAACGAAAAATTTAAATACGATGATCAATAGAATTTTAGCACAACTGAGGGAGATATCAAGGAATATCCACTACGTAAAGAGCATGTAAGATGAGGGAGGAGTACATCACCATGAGAAACAACGGAAAGTATAACGTGAACTGGTTCTACCGCTACTACCTGGAGAGTGGCGGTGACGACATAGACATACAGAAGTTCTTGTTTGTGTTTAATAGTGTGCCACTGAACGACATACTCAACCACATAGACAAGAGGTATGAACTAACAACGATCTACGATGGAGACAAATTTATATGTGCAGTCTCTAATTGATGAGTGTGATGCTCTGAATGACATGCACACGGCAAGCATTGACTTACTAGACAACGACTCGCCAGTGGCAGACTGGCACAGAAACAAGATAAAAACAAACTTAAAGATGAAGACACTACTGGAGAGGCTAAGGCCTGAGATTATGGACAAAATAAACGCAGACATGGAGGAGTATCCGTACTACACACGATCTCTGATTGAAGAACTAAAGTCAAACGTATCATTCATGCAACTGACGGTTAACACGGCATCAAGTCTGTGTGCTCTTGACAACAGTACGGTAGGAATTCTTGAACTTAACAACTTATTCTCATGAGTATAGAGACACTACAGACACTTGCTGATCAGTACAGATTTCAGATCGAGGCGTTACAGAAGGAAATAGAGAGGCTAAAAGATATTATATCAAAGACATAACTCACTGGAGATTAAAGGGATCCTTGCAAAAGATGCAATGTAGGCCGTGTGAATGGTTGTCTCAAAGTAGAAATTTCCAGTGAAGTATGCCATAAAATTCTACAAATTCACATATTCTTTGACGGTTCGGAAAGACGAACATTTTTTAAAACAAAACGACATGGAATTTAAAACTAAGGAATACCCAAAGGGAGAGGAAATTGTGATCAATGAGTTTATAATTAATTACTCTCAGGAGAGCGAGATATCAGACGAGGACAACAACTTAAAGTTATCAATATATCACCAGGGTGGAGGCTTCTACTTCGTGATGGAGACGTCCAGGTGGTCTTTTAATAACATAGCTGAATTAGATCAGGTATTGGCAGACTTTAAGTCTAAGGCAAACATTAATGACTAAAAAATAAAAATAAACAAAATGAAAGAACTATATTTGCAGGCCAGACAAGACGTGCTGTCCACAATATTGAACACACCAGACAGTCAATCGGCTATATATAAGGGAGTTAAGATTGAGATGGTTGATGATAATGTAATGGTATTAAATACAAAACTTAACGGAGACTACTACAAGGAGGTCACTCCAGAGCAGATGAGTATATTCAACAGTGGCGGATGGAGACTTGGAGTGTACAACGTATGCGTTGACAACTACAACAGAACGCTAAACAGAATATCGGAGCTGATCCAGTACGAACTAGGAAGAAGGAACAACGTCAAGCACTACAACGCGCTTAAGGAGTACAGATACAACGTGATGATCAGGTACTCGGAGGTAATTAAATTAAGAGATAACGAATTAAATAAACAAAATGGGAAACTGGAGGCAAGCATTTAAGTCAGACTTCTTGGCAAGTTGGGACTTGGACAAGAGTGTAATTTTAACAATTAAGAACGTAGAGACCAAGATGGTTCAGCTACAGAAGTCAGAGCTCAAGGTTGTGGCTAACTTTGTGGAGGCTAAGTTCGAGAACGGAGAGGAGGTTAAGTCGATGATCCTCAACAGTAGCAACTGTAAGATACTAAACCTACACACAAAGAGTAAGGACACCGACAACTGGAACAACCTGAAGGTTGAGATAGGAGTCAAGGCGAACAAGGGTAGGATCGGCGGTGAGTTTGGACTTGCGATACTTAGAGTATTAAACTCTGGAGAGTCGATCAGCGAGGCCAAGTCGGATCTAAAGCCTGGAGACGCAAACTGGGACAAGGTCGTGTCCTACGTAAAGTCAAACAAACAACTGGGGCTGTCAGTCATAGTCAAAAACCTTGAGGGTAAGTACACGATTGATACACTGACTAAGAAGGAACTGTCAAATTATATATCATGAGAGAAACTTTAGATAATTTTTTAAGACGTAACGTAATGTCTGTTAGATTAAGGGCGTGTTTAACAAATGCCTCTAAGAAATATAATTACTTAGATGAGCTGTCTGTTATTAAATTCGCTAGAATAAGAAACGCAGGAAAGAAGTCTACGTTAGAATTAATGAGTCTATATCCTGAGATAGAAAACGAGGTTGGAAAGATAACAACTAGCAATATAATAAACTATGAAAGAAACAATAGATAAATTAAACTCAGACGCCGAGTACTACGGGGCATTCGGAAAGTCGTTCCTATCAAACAGTGACATCAACGCGCTACTGAACAACCCAAAGATGTTCAAGAAGGACACGGACAAGACCACGGCGATGCTAGTCGGATCGTACTTCCACACGGCCATGTTGGAACCAGAGAAGTTGCCAGACTTTACTATAGTTGACGCAAGTACTCGCACCACCAACATATACAAGGACGCCAAGTTGTCGACTGGTCAGGATCTGCTATTGCTAAGGAATGAGTGTGATGAGATCAACAGACTTATCGACACCATGAAGGGTAACCTTGAGTTCTACGATGCCATCTACAGAGATGGTAATCAGTACGAGGTGCCTATGGTTGGAGAGATATTTGGTCACATGTGGAAGGGCAA